ATTTGTAATTGATTACTCATGTCTTAATTTCTATTTAAAAATTGCTCTAATAAACTCATCAGCAGCCAATGCTCTAGCCGTTGCAAAGGTAAGTACTCCTGTAGATGCGTTAAAGGTTACATTCTCATCTGTAGGTACACCAGAGGTAGCTATACTTCTAACCTCTATACCACCTCTTGAAACACTCACACAAACCTTACCAATAGCACCTGCAAAGGTTACAGTTGTTTCACCACCTGTAGCAGTATAGTCAAACATTACTACGTTAGAACCTGTGACAACCACGCCTGTTGGAGTTACTTGAGTTCCTGATATTGTATAAGCTCCTGTACCTTGTAAAGACACGCTATATGTTGATGCTCCCTCAACAGGACCAGACATTTCTAAACTAACAATATTCACTAGACCAGTAAATACACTATAACCTAATGTTCCTGTACCATCACCATTATCATTGTTTATCTGAAACTTAACTAGTATTTGTTCCTTTAATCTAAGCTTAGTAAGCAAGGTTAAATAAGAATAATCTGTAAGAGCTATAAACCCATCAGCAGATATGTTCCAATTAATTTGAGAGCCTAAATACTCTTTAAATGAGCTTGAATTAGTTGTAGTAACTTCTACCTGATCTACGCTTGTGCTAAATGTACAGTTTGTAGCAGCAGCAAAAGGTACACCAACATTTGTTGAAGTATTATACTGAAAAAGAAGTATGTTAGTTCCGTTTATTACTGATGGCATTATTTCCTAGTATTTAAGTTTTTAAATATGTCTATATCTATAGTTGTTCCGTTGTAGTTTATCTTCTTTAGTACTGACTCTTGTACTGCTTGTTTCAAATCCCATTTAAAGGATTTTAGTAAATATGTGTAAGTATTAACCGTATCATAAGAATATGTAAACTTACTATCCAACCAATATCCTATGCTTTTGAATTGACCTTCTAATACTGTTTGAGTTTGTACTTGGTCTATACCAATATCTTGAGCAACTAAAGTAAATAACTCTGTGCTACCTGATGTATTTCTGCCGAATTGATTAGCAAAACCACCACTATTTTCTGTTGTATACATACCCACATAAGATGATGCTGTTACTTCATAAGGGTTATTTGCCACTCTAGAATTTGAATCTGTATTTCTGAATACTTCATTATACATAAAGCCTAAAGCAAAGTTATCAGTTTGTGTTGGTTTAAACTCGGAATTAATACTACCTATTTCCCTATATGCGTCATAAGCATATATTTGAGATGTTGGACCAACATTCTGTATTAAAAAATATGAAACTATTAACTGAGGACTTGCACCTGTGCTTAAAGGTCTTAATATTGTTACTGATATTGTACCATCAATAGGAACTATAACTTGTTTTGGAAATCCAATAGGAAAACCTCCTAGTGTATAGGATGTAGTTGTAAATGTTCCAGTATTATCTAAATAATAAGTTGTTAAACCATCATCTGATGTAATTCTAACAAAATATCTTTCAGTACAATTATATGGAGCACCTGACCATAAAATATTCAAATAATCACCAGTTTTAACTATACTACTAACAGACCTAAATGATCTATTTGTTTCTCCTGATATTGTTGTAGTATCAGAAGTTAATAATCCACCGTAAACAGGGTCTTCTTTTGTTCCTATCATACCTGTTTCTACCCATGCATCAGCATTGTTAGTACTTGACCATGATAAAAACCATCCATTTGTTATTATTTGCTTTACATTATATATTGGACTAAACTGAGTATAAGACTTTTGTGCTCTATTAAATGTAACCATTAAAGATTGCCCAATCTGCTTATAGTTATTAGTACTATCTATAGCAACCGTAGTTGTATTGCCAACTGTTTGTGTAGACTGGTATGTTCCTGCACTATTATAAACATAATAATCAATAGTAGCTTCTCTAGTCAAAGCACCATAAGCAGTTAAATACCACTTATCTTCTTTGTAGAAACATTCCCATCCAAACCTATTACATAAATATTCTAATATATCATAGTAGTTTAAATACTCACCATATTGCTCCATCAAGTAGTTCTTCTTTAAATACATATTTTCTATGTTTCTAGAAGTTACATTTGCTGTTTTATAATACTCATTAACCCATAAATTTAAAGTAAACTCTGTTTTAGCAAAGCAATCAATAAGTAAATCTTTTACACTAACTTGTTCATCAGAATTAAATCCTATTCCATTTGTTAAATTAAAATAGTATTTCTTGTTCTTAGTTCTAGCTAAACCATCAACAAAAGTCAATGACAAGCTATTTAAAGACACAGGAGAATATTGAACACTATCTACAGGTATAAAAAATCCTCTCCATATAATGGTATTCCATGTATAAGAGCCATTATAAGTTCCCTTTGTAATAACTACCATAAAGTCGTTATCATCAGCCGTAAAGAAGTCTTGTAACAAATTAGCATAGTTAGTGCTAGGTTGAAATTCGTTCTTTACAATATTTAAAGTAGCTCTTGTAGCTAGTATTGGTGTATAAGCATTACCCTCAGTATCTATGGTTTCTATAACAAAAGGACTATTAGAACCAGTTAAAGGAAATACAGTTGCACTAGAATAGCCGTCTTTGTAAATCTGAGCCCTATAGACGGTGTTTGTTGCATCTGGTATAGCATACACATCATCAAATATAATCTCGTATTTTGGGTTTATAAATGCCATTAGAACGTATTATTATTGTTTCTACCTGCTTTGTTCATTAATATTAATAAGTCATTACCGCTTATTCTTGCTTCTAAAGTTCCACCTCCACTACCCATAAGTGATTTAAGCTTATCTAAAGGAGCTACAACCTCTGGGTTGTGACTAGCACCAGGATATTCTCCCATAAGACCCATTGTAGGACCTGAGATAATACCACCGTTAGCAAATTCTTTAGGCTTACTAGATAATTTAGATTTTAAAAATGCTCCTGCTGCAATAGCTGCAATACCTGCACCTAAAGCTAATTTCCATTTTAAAGGATTTTTTAATGATTCAATAGCTAAACCTGCTAATGCCGCATAAGCGACAAGGGCTTTACCTAATTGCATTAAACTATCTGCTAAAATTAATCCAAGACCACTTAAAACATCTACTTTTTCACCTGCTAAAGCTTTACCTAATGATTCTGCTAAATAAAATATAGAATTATTAACAAGGTCAATAACCATTTTATTAATATCATTTACAGTAGTTGCCCATGTAACTTCATACTCTTTTACAACTTCTTGAGAACCAGCTATTGCTGCATCAGCTCTTCTTATAGCATCATCAATTTTATCAAATTGTTCTGCCGTAAATCCGCCTATTGAAGCTAAATCATATAATGCTGCCTTATATTCTTCTAATATTTTAATTCTATCGGCATTATTTGTTTTGCTAGATAAGTTTGCAATTTTCATTGCAACATCTGATTGTATTTTTAATGAATCTAAGGAATTTTGTAATTCTCTATTATTTATAATTTCAACTTCTCTTGCAAGTTTTTCTTTTTCAGTTAGCTCTTTTCTTAATAAACCTTCTTTTATATTATATGTTTGTCTATATAAGTCAGCTATTGTATTTTGATAAAATGTTTCTTCAATTATACCTTGTTCATGCCAAGCTATTAAATCAGCCATAGCTTTTTGTAATAATTCTACTTTTTTAACATCATTACCTTCTGCATAAGCTAATTGATTATCTAAGTTTTGCTTAAATAATTTTTGTTCTTCTTGTACAGCATTAATAAAATCTTTTGCATAAGTGTCTTTAGGTTTTGACTCTTTTTTACCACCACCACTTACAGGAATAATTCCAGCTGTTGCAATTTTTTGTAATTCTAATATTTTGCTTTTTACTTTTTCTACAGCAGTAGCAGCATTTAGAACAACTTGTTCTTGATTCATCCATTGTCTATCTGCTTCATTTGTATATGTTTTTGTTGCTAATGAAGTTACGTCAATCTCCTTGCTTAATGATTGATAACTTAAAAGTCCATCTTTTGCTACACCTTCTGAAGCTTTAGCTGTTTTTTTAGCTTGTCCAGCTAATTCTTTTTCTTTATCTAATATCTTTACTAATGCAACATAATCATCTTTATAAGCAGCGATAAGAGCTTGATTAAGCATTGCTTCTGTAACCTTATTAATTGCTTCTTCTGATTTTCCTGTTTTTATCGTATTCTCATCTAATTTAATACCATAATCTTTTAATACCTTATTTACCTCACTTATAGCATTTTTTCTTTGAGCATCTGTTGAGTTTGCATCTCTTGCTATTTTTACATAATTTGTAAGTAATAATTCATTAGCATAATAATCATTTTTAGTATTTGATAATGCTTTGTTTAAGTCATCTTGAGATTGCTTTAATTCATTGGTAGTTTTTTTGGCTTTAAACATACCTAAGTCCCAAGCGGTAATTAAGGCTATAATAGCAGAAACTCCCAAGTATATAGGTCCTGTCGCAGCAGCAAATCCACCTACCAAAGCAGGAAGGTTATTTTGAATACCTCTAAATCCAAATGGTAAATCTTGTAGAACTAATGCTAAATTAGTCCATTGCATATTATTTTTTTTCAATGAACCAGTTGCAGCGTCTAGTCCAGATGGTGTAGGCATTGAAGCTGTCATTTTCTTGAAACTGGCACTTGCTGGATCAATACCATTTGCAACTAATGATTGAAAATCTTTTTCCATTTTTTTAGCCGCAGCACCTGCTTGTTGTGATGCAGGACCAAATAACTTAATTGCA